AAGGTGTGCCTCGTCACCGATGACAACATCGAACCTGTCAAACCATTTTCTAGGTTCCTTATAGATAGATTGCCAAGTGGTAATTACCACCTGATGGTCCGTGTATTTTTCTTGCCCCGCATATATCTTGTGGCAGTTTTCGGCACACATCCATCCGTATTCTTCAAAGTCCTTATACATCTGCTCCACGAGAGAGGTAGTAGGAACTACAATTAAAATATTTCTGTTCGCATTTGCATGAAAGCGTACCAATGCATAAATCATCAGAGACTTTCCAGAAGCTGTTGGTGACAATAAAAGTCGCCTATTATATTTTAGTGCCTCGTATATTGCTTTATACTGATAATCCCGAACGGGATATGGTAAGCGAAGAGATTTTACAAAACCTGCAACGCCTTGGGGAGTGATAAAATCATTCTGGGTCATTGGATGACCAAAGTATTTGCAGTCTTCCATGCGATACTTATATCCTTTTTTGTCCGCCCAGTCCATGAGATAGTCTAAGAGACCACAATATATCTCTCCCGTTGCTGGGGAATAAAGGCGAATTTTTCCATCCCATCCTTTCCACCGACGTTGCTTCTGCATATACTTTGCAGACTCAACTTCAAAACAAAAGTAATCTGCTAGTTCATAATTGATATGAGGTTCTGCCTCAACTTTAAGATACACTTCATTCTTCTTTTTAATAATTAAGTCATGCATAAGGAGGTCCAGTAAACCACGCTACAATAGATTTTCTGACGCCAGATGTCACAGGACGGACTCTGTGCCATGTAGTGCTATTAAAAAAAATAGCGTCACCCTTTTTGAGACGAAAAGTTTCGTATCTTGGGTTGCTCTCTGGTTTATATATCTCCAAATCAAACTCTCCACCTTCATATTCATCCAGGTTACTTAAGAACAAAGTCATACTAATTTTTCTAGTAGAAGGGTTTCCATGCATGTCTGGGATAAAATTATTGTGTTGATCAACATGCCAATCGTATTTACCACCCTCTGGATACATACCAAATTGAATTGGTTCGACATCTGTGATATTTAAATACCAATCCGCATCACGATTAATTTGACGTATCATATCCATCAATTTACAATTTAACCTATAGTCTCTAATCCACACAGATTCGCATACTCTTAGAGACTTATCTTCTACATCTAATTTTTTATCATTGACAACTCTACTACTTTGCCAATCTAATTCTGTTTCTGATATTGCACGTCTAACTTCATGCATAAGATTTGCATCAGATGGGATGTGCATATAGGGAGCACCATATTTAATCATAATTTAATTACACACCAGATTGAAATCTTTTCCATTCAATAGCATTCTTGATATGGTAAGTGCGAGAATTTATCATCCGCAGCACACCATCCAAGAAGAATAAAACTTGCTCTATGTAGTCAATCTTAAATTGAATTTTTTGAATGTCCTGATCTGCCTCAATAAACATTACCAGTTCATCCTTGGCAGTTAATTTAAGATCAAACGGCAGTTCTTTATATACTGAAGCAGGTGCTTTACCTTTGTAATACAACCATTTTTCTTTAAGCAATCTTTTCATTTCCAATTCTCTTTCTTTTTTCATAAGAGAATATGTATTATGGAACTCCATATATTTCATATGAAGTTGTGGGATTGCTAATGAGTCATTATCATGTAAGTCTTCATCCAACTTGGAGTCAGTCTTCCACATTTCTTGAAGTGTTTCTAGATTCATAACGATGTTTGATTGCTTGTAAGTGCCATGCTTGCGCTAAACTCTTAGGTCCATCCTGCAGAAGTTTTCTTTCTTTCGGATCAAGAACCCAATTGTCTAGTACATATTGTCTCCATTCTATCATCTTCTTGTCTTACGATTGACATCTCGGATCTCATAGATTGTATATCTAAATGTTGCAGTTGCTGTAAAATAATCATTATCAGTTCCTGTTACATCAAATGATAATGTTGATAAACTTGTTGGAAATAAATCTTTGAATACAACATCAAAGTTTGCAATATTATTATTGTTTAAAACTTGAAGTGTTGCATCAGAAAATCTTTTATCTCCCAACTCAATAGTGCTGGTTTCGTTCATCCAATCGAATCTTTCCTCATCATCTTGTGGTGTTCCTAATGCTCTCATCCAGTTATGTAACTGCATGTAATTCTCTAAATCTTCGTCAACAATAAACTCAACATTAAAATCACTATACCGCATGTTCCCTTCAGTAGGGATTACCACTCTACCTCTTGTAGGAATTTCTACTTGACCCAATTCGACAGTAGGGATTTCTGCTTTTTGACATAAGAAAGAAACTTTCTTTGCTTTATCCAAAATGAATAAAAATCCAATTGGTGAAAGATAGTTTTTGTTTGAAAGTTGATCGTCGTACCAGTTTGCCATTATCCTAAAATGCTATTGTCTTGTAAGTTTCTTTCTATCCACCCCGTTATAATATATTTTTCACCTTTTAATGGGGCGTTACCTCTATGAGTATGAGTAAATCCTGATGGCCACATGAGAACTCTTGCTCGTTTTGGTTTAAATCTTTTATGTAAGTAAATAAATTCCGTTTCACCACCAGCGTCATCATCTATATCATTCAAATACATCATAACTGCAAGAACTCTTGTGTTAGAAGATCTGTATGTATGTTCGTTCTCGCAATGCCACACATGATATCCCTCACCTGGTAATGTTCTTTGAATATTTACATTGTATATCTGAGATTGTATTGTACGGAGAGTAAAAAATTTATCACAATATTTTTCATAACAAGCATGAGATATATTGTTAAAAATTCCACTCAATTCTCCAGACTTTTCCATGATAAGTCTATAAGATGCTGATCCAACTACACTTTTTTCTGGAAGAGAAACAAGGTCAGGTCCAATAGAGTTAACTCTATCTTGTATATGACCAATATATTTTCCATCGATAGTTTTATCGTGCGTATTCCAAACATTTCTTTTTACACTTACTTTCATAGATTCGCATCTATTGAAGTAATCAATATACTTATCAATTTCAATTTGATGGATGTCTATATCAAAAACACCAATAAAATCTTCAATTTTATAATCATTAATTAGCATCATAATAATCATCTATATCAATATTTAGACATAGAAAAAGGGGGTCCTAAAACCCCCTCTGTACTTCCTTCACACGGTATAATATGTATGCAATTTACATAAGAACCTCTCTACAGATTTTTTTACATGATGCTTGATTTGTATCATCGCATTCAATTAGACATTCGTAATAGTCGTTTAGTAACTCCAATTCAGATTCTTCTGGTGAGGCATCAAAATGTCTCCACTCATACAACTGATTGATCGACGTGCTGTTCTTCATTTTTCTTTTGTTCATAACTGTGAGTCATAATATAATTAAAGTTTGGGTTCATTTGTTCACCTCATAGTTCTGTTACTATCTATACCAAATGTTAGCATATTCTGACGAAATGAGTATGAGTAGCAAAGAATATTAATGCCTACTAATTTATACCTAGGCATAAAAAAAGGACCCCGAAGGGTCCAGTAGTTGTGTATCCTGATGGATCACATAAGGTTTGCAACCTGTACACGACGGTAGTAACGGTTGGAGTTGACGGTAAGAGCACCTGAACCCTGTGTGAGACCTTGTGAGAAGGGGTTTGAGACCATGCCGTAGCGGGTCTTGAAACCGATCTTCGGAGTGAAGGTGTCAGGATTGATTGCTCTGACTTGCTGCAGAGGAACGTATGGGCAATAGAACAGACCTGCATCGAATGCATTTTGTCCTTTGTAACCAGCAACGTAGAAGTGCTTGTCACTTACGTTAGCAGAGTAAGGATCAACGTAGACCTTGATCTTGCCGTTGAGTGTACCAACCAGTGTGCTGGAGGTATCATCAACACCTGTCAGGGCGTTGTTGCCTTGGAGAGCAGGGGTGTAGTCAAGAACACCAGCCATACCCAGTGCAGAAGCAACGTCGGCAGAACAGATCAGGATGTTGCCTTTCCCGCGACGAGTTTGCTGACCGATAGCGTTAGCATCGCGCTCAATCTGGAACAGAAGTCCTTTGAACTTCTCAACAGACCAACGACCGTTGCTGTCAACGTCAAGGTCAAAGATACCAGCGTTAGCGGTATTGTTCTGAGCACCAGTAACAGCGTTTGTGTAGATGGTACGAACAACTTCACGGTTGATTTCAGCAAGAATTTCTGTGCTGAGGATGTTGGCGAGCTCTTGCTCGGCATCCAAACCATGAATCGCTTTCAAGTCCTGAGCAAGCTCAAGGCTGTACTCGGCCTTCAGGGCGCGTGACTTAGCAGTAACACTAACCTTCTCGATGGAGAAACCCATCTCACGGAAAGCGGTTCCTGCAGAACCATCGTTAAGTGCTTCAGCAGTTGCTGTAGCCATGCCAGTACCGTCTCCAGTCTGCTCATAGGTTCCAGCGGGGGAATCGTTCAGGAGACCAGGGTTAGCGCCTTGGGCGTCGTTTGTGGCATCTGAAGCGTTGGTATCGTAGTTGCTAAGACCTGTACCAGCACCACCAGAGAAACCAGCGTTGGGCTCATTGAACATTGCTTCTCTGTAATCGCTAGAAGCAGGGCTACGCTCAGAACCATACTGAGTACGCATTGCGAAGATCAGTCCAGTAGGACCAGTCATCGGTTGAACGCCTGCAACGTCATAGGCGATCAGTTGAGGCATAGAGCGACGGATCAAGCTGATCAGAACAGGATCGAAACCTGCGTTAGGACCAGTTGCGGTTGCACCGCCACCGAAACCACCTGTACCAGCGGTAGCAAGTGTTTCGTTAAGCATTTGAGCTTCTTCTGTAGTAGCTCTTTCTTGGTTTTCTAGGAGTTGAGCAACGACGCCACGCTTGTGGGAATCAGTAATCTCGGGACAAGAATCGTGATTCAGGACGGGTGCCCACTTCTCCTGGAGGTTTTTAATAGACATTTTAATTTCCAGTTTTAGTAGTTAGGGTTTACAATTATTTGGACCAGCGAGCAAGGGCATCAACGTATTGCGACATTGAACCGCTCGTGGTGTCTTCGACAAGGGGTTCCGCTGCTTCTACACTGGGGTCACTTACAGATTCTGCAAGTTCAGCCTTTCTAGTGAAGTAGGATTCCTTAATCGTGTTGACCTTATTTCTAAAGTCATCTTCAGTTTCAAACTCAACACCCTCGGCTAAAGATGCAAGCTTCTCCTTTTGGGTTTCAGCAAGACCAGTAGCACATTCGTTCACAATTTCCATTTTTACAAACTCGCCAATTCTCTTATTCAAGGAGACGTTAGCGTCGATTTGCTCGTTGAGTTTAGCTTCCATATCATCAATTTCTTCAACCATGCCATCAAGCATGTTGAACTTTTCTTCGGGCACCGTAAAGTTGTGCTCTAGGAAAAGACCTTTTAGGCCAGAGAAGAATGACTCTGCCATCTCAGTTTTAATACCATGCTCGATCTGGAGGGAGTTTTCCTTCATCCAAGATTCAGCAGCATATGTGAGATAGTCATCAACCTTCTCGGCCAATTCTGTTTGAATCTTTTCAACTTCTTCAGTTAAGGTA